ATACACTACAATACAATACTCTACAATACAATACGATACTCTACACTACAATACTATACAATAGTATGGCCAAATTATAGACATATTATAACAAACATTATTGAGCAATTTAACCATTCCCAGATTTCAATTTTTTGATAAAAACTTCCAATATGATTGATGTGCTTTTTTGGTTTCATTGACAGAATTGATTGCCGAAAATGCTACTGTTTTATTCAATTCAATTGGTAAAAGAGGTTCATTGAGCAGGGCTTTTAAACAAGCAACCATGGAATTTGATATTGTAGTCAAATTGTATCCACCTTCTAAAGCAACAACCAATTTACCATTGGCAAAATTCATTAGTTTGGCTGTTAAATAGTTAAACCCAGCTGGTGTTACATTTAAACCACCTAATGGATCACCTTTACCACAATCAAAACCAGCAGAAACGATTACTAACTGCGGATCATATTCGAGAAGCATTGGCTCTATCAATTCTTCAAAGGCATAAATATATTCTGTATCCCCAATATTATCAAAATTATTGGTATTCCATGCTATATTTACATTTTTTCCTATACCTTTACAATTTCCAATAAAATATGGATTGGCATTCTTGCTACCAGGATAGAAATTACCATTATCATAACGATGGATACTAATGTACAAAACTTCTGGATCATTTTCGAACATATGTTGTGTTGCATTACCATGATGGACATCCCAATCCAAAATTACAATTCTCTGTAGTTCGTGTTTATTAATCATGGTTTTTGCGGCAACAGCTACATTATTAAACATACAAAAACCCATCGCTTCATTTGGTTCAGCGGATGTCCTGGTGGTCTAACAATAGCAATGCCGTTTAATAGTTTTCTATTAACTACTTCTTCACATAATTCAACAACACTTCCAGCAGATAAAAGTGCGCATGTATAACTATATTTATTTAAATATATCGAATTGTATCTTTTTTGTAATTTTTTGAGAAAAATATTATTCAAATCCGGTATTGTTTCCATTATTGATAAATGGTTATCCGAATGTACTGATAAAATTTCTTCACTTGTTGCTTTTCTTGATTTTAATAGTTGGCATTTATTTAGTAAATTTTCTTTTTGGATAGCATAAAAAATATGTCTAATTCGATCAGGCTGTTCTGGATGTCCAATTTTTTCGTGTAAACACATTTTTTCGTCATATACGATACCTGTTGTCATGATTATTAATAATAAAAATTAAATTAAATCATTCTTATGCTTGGTATAATTATTTCAATTTTTTAGCCGGGCAAAAAATTGAAATAATATGACATAAAATTACGATTTGAAAGTTATGCTCTAATAAATAAAGTGAAAATACACTAAAAAAAAATATTGAACTGCTATGGAACAATCTTATAATACATTGGAGGTCGAAATTGATTTTAGTGCAAAAACATTATTGGCATATTTTGGTAGTGATACAATGAAACAAATTAGAATAGCTCTGGATAAAAATAATTATAAAAAATTAGCTCCATTTTTAATCAAAGCTAATGATAAAGTACTTCATAATTGTTTAGTATATGTTATACATTTCAAATCCGATAAAATTGGAAAAAAAATTATCGAAAATTTTTATAAAAAAGGTAGAAAAATGGACGTTAACAAAAATAATTCAGAATTATTTAGATATTCTGTTTATTACAATCGAAGCAGATTAGTAATTGCCCTTATCAATATCGGTAGTAATGTATCTGTTGATGATAATTATGCGTTTCTTAAATATTGTTTGTTGGGAAATTTAGAAATGGTTGACCTTTTACTAAATAAAGGTGTTGATATTTATTGTAGAAATTGTTTGGCTCTGGTACAAGCCTCAGGTAATGGTAAAGTCAATTTAGTAAAACTACTTTTGGAAAAAATGGGTAAAAAAATAATTACATTATCCCACGAAAGCAACAATGAGCATAGCTCAACCAATTTTGATTTGGCAATGATAAGTGCCGTATCTAATAATCATAATAGTATTGTACAATTATTATTGGAAAAAGGGGCTGATCCTTCCGTCAATAATTCGGAAGTACTAATTGTTTGTGCGGAACAAGGTAATAGCGAAATGGTAAAATTATTTTTACAGTATGGAGCGGATCCAAATATTTTAGATGGAATTATTATTAAAAAAGCTATCATAAATGACCACATTGATATTGTAAAAATATTAATTGATTTTGAAAAAAATGATGATTATGTTTGTGATTTGTCCATTAATAATTCTGCTCCAATACGTTGGGCTGCTTATAAAGGCAAATATGAAATAGCTAAATTACTACTCGAAAGTAAAAATAAAAAAGGAGATCCTAGATTTGATGTTGGTGCGGAAAATAATGATGCTCACTATCTTGCCACCAAATATAATCATACCAAAATTATTGAATTGTTGGAACAATACATCATCAAAATGGAAAAAAACATAAATCATTAGGCTCGAGTTTTGGTACCGATCTATTGTATAAAAAATAATGTAATTGTCCGTACGTAGAAAATTTTGTGATATTAATATCTGTATTGTCCATAGTATTTTTAAATATTAATTCATCAATATTATAAGACGGTAATTTATCCAATAAATATATTATTAGTTGGGTTAAATCCATGGTTTCGTGATAATAAAATGCTAATTGTGCAACAGTAATTATTTTATTTTTTTCAATACAATATAAATAATTTTTGTATACTGTTATCATTTCTGTTATATTATTATTACTATCTTTATTAACAAAAGTATACACAATATTTTTTTTGGGTAATAAAAAATGATGAGCTGATTCGTTAGTAAAAAAAGGTCTAGCAGCAAATTTTTCCATAAATTTATTAAGTTTCGGAACAACATAATCAATATCAGATGCAACAATTAAATGTAACGGATTATCACTTAATTTAGGAATTGGTGTTAAATCATCAAAAATAAATCCAACCTCACTCAACTTTGGATAATTAATAAGTATGGCATAATCTTTGGTAGTACAAAATGGTTCACTAATATGTTTCATACCAGTAAAAAATGCACATGTCATTTTATTTTTATGCAATCTTGATTTTATTTCATCCATTAATAACGGCGCTAATCCTAAATTTCGAAGTTTTGATTGTATGCATAAAAAATTAATATACGGTATTTTTATTTTTTTTTGAAGAATAATCATATCAATAAATGATGCGGTAACTATACCAACCAATTTTTTATTGTATACCAATCCAACAATAAAACCGGGAGGAATATATTTGAGATACCAATAAAGAAAATCTTTGGAATATGCTAATCTGATAATATGTTGGTTATCTTCAATATAATTGTTGGAAAGTAGAGCGTATATTTCTTCCAAATAGGTTGGACCAAGTGTTTGAAATTTGAACCCATTAGGCAAAGTTTTTTGCAAATCTATATTTATTGATACATCAGATTCAATAATACTAATTTCTTTGACATCGTGTATATTCATTGGTTGATTTTTCCAATAAGGCATTATCAATAATTATGATTACTAAATAATTTTATAAATAGATTTAAACGATTGGTTATTGAAAAAATTAAATATAATTACATTTGGTTGCCAAATAATTATTGTCAATATTTTCTATTTTGAATGGTTTTCCGCAACCATAAATTAATTTTTTTGCGATAGCATCTTCGCAGATTTCTTTTGATGCATGTGGATTGAGTTGTTGTTGGGTTTGTATATATATCCCATGCCTAAATATAGCGCATCCAATTTGAATAATTTCCACCATTCCTTGGCAATGTGGGCACTCAATAAGTATATTCATTTAATTATCATTGATAATTAAATTTATACTAATATTGAAGCTTTATTTTCTAGTATAATATATATTGTGACAAATAATGGATCGCCATAATAATTTATCAAAAATTAGCAAAATAACTAATAATATATTTCTTTCCGGTATATTTCCGCTTGATGAAAATTATGAACTCATTAAAAAATTAAATATAAAATATATTTTAGCGTGTTTAGATCGAAATTTTATATCAGAAGTGCATGATAAAATTATGACGAATAATCCAGATCTAACAATTCTGTATTTACCATACAATGATGACATTGAACAAAATTTGTGGGAAACAAATAAAAATAAAACACAAATGATAAAATATATTGTGTCGATTGATGATTATAATATATTGACGAAACAGATTAGTATTTATAATAACAAACCGATGATAGAAATCGGATACAATTTTATTGATAATGCCGTATTATCCAATAAAAATATTTTAGTACATTGTATGGCTGGTATTAGCCGATCAGTAAGTATGGTGATCTATTATTTAATGAAAAAACATCATATTAATTATGAAAATGCTATTACTATTGTTAAAGATAGGAGACCTATTGCTAATCCAAATAATTCTTTTAAATTACAATTACAAAAATATCAAAAAAAAAGAGACAATTTTACGGAGATAGATGCTAAAAATATTATTGTTTCCATTAAATATCCAGCCCAAGATATTATCTCTCCAAAAAAAAAAGAAAAAAAATAATAATTTCCAGTAAATAATTCCAAGATTTTGTGTTGTAAATAAATTTATATTTGTTGTAATTAAAAAAATATGCGGTTTTGTTTTGTAATAATTAATATAATAATTACAAAAAATAGTATAGATTCATTTTTCCACCAAATATTTATTAATAATCTCAATATAGTCTAGATAATACCAATGAGCGTCAAGAAAAGATGTTTTGTTTATTGTAATGACTGCAGTAATAAGGGTCATGGATGGAAAATAATTGAACAAGATCATGATCATAAACCAAGGGAAAAAAAGTGTTTCGATTTCAATGTTCAAAAAAATAATCTTCAAATCCAGGATCAAGATCATGATAATCGTCATAATTTATGGGAAAATAAATTCAAAGAACATGAAGACAAACACCAAAATCTAGAAAATAAATACAAAGATTGGGAAAAGAAATACGAAATTAAAAGTGATGATTGGAAAGAAATTAAAAGTGATGACCAAAAAGAAACTAGAGTCCACAGCTGGAAAGAAGAAGAAGAAGTAGTTTGGGAAGATAAAGATGATGATTTGGAAGATAGTGATTTTTCAGTCAGCAAAGATAGTGATTGGAAAGTAGCCAAAGATAATGACTTGGAAGATAATAGCTGGAAAGAAAATAAATTAAAAAATAAATGCAAATGCCATAAATACAAAAAAGATAAGAAAAAATGCCATAAAAAGAAAAAATGCTGCAAACCAGCTAATTATGCATGCACATTAATCTCCGTCAAAAATCCGGATACCAGTCTTATTATTCCCGAAATAGTTGTTACCTCGAATGCTCAACTTATTGACTCATCTGTTGATTTGGTAAGATGGGTTGATATTGTTCCTGATGCTTTAGGCCTCTTTAATAATGTCACTGGTATTTATACTGCTTCCGAAGCGGGAGATTATCAGGTAGAGTTAGTAATTAATTTCCAAACATCACAACCATTCGCAGTGACTGTGGATCCTTTATCTTTGGCACTCAGTGATGTACCAACTGCCCAAATAATCGATGCAGATACTCGGGAACCTCTATTGGCAAGTTTCTTCCCAACCACTTTCATTTCTATTCCACCACTCAGCACAGAAGAACCTTCTATTTTTGGATCCATTTTAGGTAAAGGACAGGTTATTATCAAGGCTATTATTCCTTTGACTGCCGGACAAAAAATTCGCGTTAGGGTAGTCAGTAATGGTTTGACCGTTCCTCCCTCGTTTTCGGCACTTCGAATTGATCCTAATCCGCCAAGAATTATTTTTAATCCTGAAGGGGCTGATACTACATTGGGTATTTATAAACTTAGAAATACACCGATTGTTACCATTGATTGCAATAATTAATAAGATGTCACCATCATTAGTATTTTTGAATATAAATGCATTGCTTAAAGTCTTATAAAATAAAACTTTAATTAATAATTCCATTATAATTTTTATTGAATTTGGAAAAAAAAATTTGATAAAATAACATGTTGGGTATATAGATATTATATTGATTGGGATAATATATCGAGTCAAAATAATAATATCAAATTAAATATGAAATTTTGCTTATTAATATTTATGGTATTGATTGTTAGTGTTATTGGTCAAGATATTGATCAAAAAAACAATTTTGATCAGCCTATTGACCTAACACATTATAATGCTGCTGACGAAATTGATTTTCGGAATTTTATGGGAATTGATTTTATTACAACACCTGTTGATGAACTAATGTCAAAAATGATTAAGTTACATAATTTAACTGATCCATCCCCTGAAACATTGGATGCTATCAGAAGAACTGTTTTAATTTGTAAGGATGGAGGTAGAGTCAGAAGAGATTCGCAAGAAAAAAGATGTTTGAATAACAATTGGTATACATTACACTCTTTACGTATTACAGCATCAGTTCAAGCACAATCAGCCAATCCGCCCGAAGGCTGTGGCGCAAAATGTTTTCAATTACATAATCAAGGCGTTGCATTTGCCACTTATAACATGACAAATCAACAATGTTATTGCCAAAAACAACCGTTTGGTGGAGGAAGCGTTAATTCCGGTTATAAGGATTACACATTTTCTTCCTCTTTTTACAATAATACTTTTGGATCAAATGGATGCGGAGCGTATATAGCCGGTGGTCAACGATTATATTCAAACGATTTAAGCGTATTTTCGGCCACTAACAACGCACAATGTTTTATGGGATGTTCTCTTGGAGGTCATCGTATTTGGACTAGGGGAAATGGTAATTGTATTTGTCAAGGATCAAGCTGGAATCCTCAAGATTCAAATTCCGTATTGAAATATTTTCCTGGTTGGACATTTGGTGTTAGTTTTAGTCTCTAACAAAATATAATTCGATCATTAAAATCTTATAAAATAAAACTTTAATGATTGAATTATATTTTAAATGGATAAAATAATAAAAATGCACAATGCTGCACAGGATATTCTCTTGGATATTTATTGTATTTGTCAAGGATCGGATTGTAATCTATAATATAATTTTTATAATAACAAGGTAATAATTATTTTAATAATGAATTATTGATCAATCATAAAACTCGTTTTCATTTTTTTAGAATAAAGTATAGTTTATTAATTTCGTTTATAAAAAAAATTTTTACTCTTGTGTAAATACAGGTTGGTTAGTTGTACACACCAATTAACTGCCCCATATCTATCCACCGATAATGGATAGTATGCATAATAGAAAATGCTCTATTATAAAAAATGCTGACTCTTGATATAATTTGTTTCGAATAGGAACACTATTGTATCTGAGAAGCAAAGTTCGCGATGTGTGTGTGTGGGTATATCAAATTGATAGTATATTCCGGATGAAATACTGAGTTAATTTGATTTTGTGGGTTTTGGAATTATAGAATTTTTTGTGAGGTATCTTCAATAATCCCACACGAGGGATTTCTTTTGCAAAAGATTGTGGGTTATACTTTTATCGATCACTACCCGATGTGATCGATATCAATTAGTTTTTTTCGATTTGTTATTTCGGGATAATTTTTCTGTAAAAAAAACTAATATTGTTATTGTACGATAAAAATCGGATACAAATCAATGAATATGACGACTGTCCAAAATATATGTGTGGTTTTGCATTCAAATTATTTCATATTTTTGTAATAATAAAATCATAGGTGTTTATTTATTATCAATTTCGCTAAGCAATGATTAGATAAGGAAAAACATATACATATATTTGTAAGGGGCTCTTTTCATATTTATTAGATATTTGTACGATTTAAATTTTTGATGGTTATAGGTTGTCGGTTTAAATTTTCGAGCAAAATAATTAATTATTATCACAAAATGTTAGAGTCATGTGATATTAATATTTCAATTACTACCGGTTAATTCGGAATATTTGGTTAATATATTTTGTCCCGTTGGCGCAATAATTATATATAGTATTTATTATCAGGAAATAATAAAACTTATTTTAATTTTATGACTAATGGGCAACAGTGTATATAATGGGTTTTAAATTTTTTACTTAGTCTATTTTGCCATTGGCTTAAAAAATAATTTTTGTTACAGGTAAACAATATTTGTTACA